TTGACCCCACCGCTGTTGCAAATCTGCAACAAGGGGGATTATATCGTCCATTCTTCCATCTTTCCTTCACTAATAGAGAATGGTTTGTATGTTCTTTGTCTTGTCAGTGTGTCACAGTATGCACACAGCTTACATGGCTTTGATATAAAGTCCTCAATCTCTTCTGCTGTGTGAGTGAAGATGTCAATGCTTAACTCTTCAGGAGTGAAGCCCCAATCAAGTTTGAAGTGATTCCAAAAGTCATGGATTGTACCGGCAATACAGCATGGATAGAATCTGCCATCCATGTAGTAAAACCAATTGTTGATTCTGATGTCACAGAAGTAATGCATCAGGTCAGCATCCTGGCTTCCTGATGGATCAAGTGATATGTTGTACAGGCTGCCCTTCTCATGCAGCTCTGTGTGTATATCCTTGTTCTGCTTGGCAAGATGATAATCTGATATGGTGACATTTATCTTCAGCCTGTTCAATTCATCCACATAAGGCTGTAACTTGTGGCCAAGTATGCCATTGGTCACAAGGCTGATTGATGTCTTTGGGAAATATCTCCTTGCTATTCTGCAATACTCCATGAAGTCAGGATTCAGCAACGGCTCACCGCCCATTAATCTGATGATGCCTATCTCTTCAATCTCTGACAGCCTTTTGAACTCTCTCTCAAATTCTTTTAGGTCTTTGTGCTTTGGCTTTGCAAACACAGAGAAGTGTGAACACCCTCTGCACTTCAGATTACAAGCCTCTGTGATGTGTGTCTCAAAGTATGGAATCACGAATCGTTACCCTTCCATGTTCATCTATTGTGTATCTCTTGCCTGTCCTCTCGGCATACATCTCTTCATGTGCTTTGGCATGGCATTGTCTGCACAGTGCCTGAAGATTGTTCCATGACAATGAGATGTTAAGGTCACCCACATTCTCATTGGTCAGCGGTATCTTGTGGTGTACGATCTCTGCCGGAGTGATGATGCCCTTCTTCAGACATTCCTCACACAAACCTCCTACACTCTGCTTGTAGTTTCTCCTGGCATCCTTCCATGCCCTTGAGCTGTAAAATGTTTTGTACCCATCCATAGTGTTTGAACAACAAGTCAGAGCAGATGAGATATGAACATTTAAGGAGTATTAGTCATGAAAGAATGAACAGATAGGTCTGCCCTGACTTGTATGAATAATCGCAATGCAAAAGGCCCACCGATCTTGGTGAGCCTTTCGCCCTGAACAAATAGTCTGCAAAGAGCAATAGTAAAAGATTATGTATTTAAGGAGTACGATGAATCTTTTATTGCCTTTCGGCCATTATAACTATAAAACACTTTTGGAATCACATTCAATCACATGTTGTTCTTTTGTAGTATCTTGTCAAACTCTGCGAGTGCATGGCTGTGTACCCTGAAACAGTGTTGCCATGAGAAATGCATTTCGTATGCGATTTCCTCCCATCTCTGACCATGCAAATATCTCTTGGTAAGTATCTGTTGCCGTTGTGAGGATGACATCTGACCAATAAGAGAATGCGCCCTCATGACTTCTGACCAAAGGCCGGACATCTCCTGTGTGAGCTGCGTTTCTGTCTCGGCCAATTGGATTGCCAACTTCTCAAAGCTTGATTGGCCGTTGTTCCTCGGCATTCCGTCAAGATTTATGCTGACACTCTCCGCATCTGTCCTTAATTGCTCAATCTGTTCTGTGAGCATCCTGATGCGATCTCTCTTGTCTTTTATTTGCATTAGATATTCTTTGGCTGTCATTCGTGATGCCTCCTGTACGGAAAATGTCTCTTTGTGCCATCTTCAATCGTTTCCAAACAGCAGATGCATGTTGTGCAATCGCCTGTGCATTTCCATCTCTTGCCGTTTGGCCTTCTGCATCTCTCCTTGCTCTTACGCATCGGCACATCACATGTTCTGCTGATTATCCTGTAACTTATTGTCATTTCTTATCCTTTCAAGCTCTGCCTCTTGTAGTTTGAATATCTGTCCATAGGTGTTTATTGTTTCTTGCTGTTGGCTTACGATTTGCCTTAAATGAGACACCTCTTCCTCAAGGGCATCAATCTTCTGCATGGCTGTGACTACATTGAACACTGTCGGCTTGGTGTATCTCTCCCCTGGTCTGTGTTGGCATAGATCGCAATCACCAAAGCAAGGTTTGCCCTCGCATTCTTCTGTCCATGCCCATTTGCTTACACTCATTTCATCACTCTCCAATCCATTTGTTGCATGGTGTCCACATGTCCTCGCCTGTCATCTTCTTGTAGGCTTCGGCTGATTCCTTGAATGTTGGTATGTCGGTCTGCTCGGAACTCTCGCAATAAGGTGGTGGCAACGGCATCCAAGCAATCACATCATCATAGTATGTTGCTCCCCATTCGGCATCGTCCTCATAGAATCTGCCCTTGTGATACATCATTACAGAAACATAAAAGTCACTTTCATCCAACGGCACTGTCACGAGATATTCACCGCTTTCTTTTGGCAATTCATCTTTGCATGTCACCCATTCCTCACGGCTCACAGTATCGGCTGACAGTGCTTCTATTGCCATGTCAAACGCTGGTTCATAATGCTTGTCAGATAAACTGCCATGAAATAGAAATTTTTTCTCGGCTTCTAATACCCTTATTGCTTCTTCCCTTGTCATGGCTTTCTCCTTTCTCCGTATGAACAGAAATCGTCTTCATTTACGCTATTCTTTATCTCATAACACCACCCCGTTGTAGCAGTAAATTCATCTATAAGATAGTGTCGGCAATCCTTACACCGCACCAATTCGCCTTGCCACTCTGCCACAACTCGCACTTCATCTCCAGCACGTTCTGTATCTATATGTAGTATTCTGTCTTGTGGCAGTCTCATTCTGAATCACCGCCTTTCATTTTCGCTCCGCAGTTTGGGCAGAAGTTGAAAGTGTTTTCTAAAAATGTTTCTCTGCCAACCCTATACCCACACGCTGAACACTCAACACAGAATATTGGTGGATACGGATTACATTGGATTTCCATGTCTTCCCACTCACCATGTACGGCATCGGCTGATAAAACTTCGGCATCGCACGGAATAACCACCGCATTAGGATTGGTTTCTCTGATTCGCTTCGCCCATTCCTTAAAGTCTTTTGTAGGCATAAGTGTCTTGCTTCTAATTACTGTCGGCTCGGCATCGGCTGATGGTAGGCCTTTTATCAAATCGGCAACAATGGCAAATGGTATTTCTGCTTCTATTGCAGAATGTACTATGCTTATCGCATCGGCTCTGCTGATTAGATCACTCATATATCTGCCTCCAATACTTTCAAATCATCTGCAATATCTTCAATCGGTATCGCACCGGCCTCTGCCCAGGCATCCTCTTTTGCCTTCTGTCCTATGGTGTCATAGACAAAGGCAAATCTTCTGATGGTATCTTCTGCGCCTTGCTTATAGGCTTCTTCTGCTGCCTCTTTGATTATTGGCTGCATGTACTTTCTTAACAATTCTTCAAACATTCTCTTCCTCCTTTGTAATTCTCAAATCTTTCACAGGCCCTGAATATCCATTTGTTATTACACCACCTTTGCAAATCTCTCACGATCTGCGGAGCATTTGGCTTGTCATATACCATGACGAATGGATCATAACCTGTTTCCTTCAGCTTGTAGATTCTCTCAAGGTCTTGCTCAAGTGTTGTGCTGAAGTTAGTCAGCACATAAACCCTGATATCTCTGTCATCCTTGTTCAGCATCGGCCTGAATCTCTTTAGCTTGTCAAATGTGTCAAACTCATAATTATCCCATGCGAAGTGAATCATTGATGTTCGCATCTTGTTTAATTGGTCTGCGCCTTTGTCTGTCAGAAACCTGATGTCAAGGCCACCTTCAAAGTTAATCCATGCGCCTGATGCTATGAGGCTGTCAAAGTGCTTTTCACAATCCTTTGAGGCTGTTATGTTGGAATCCATGACCATGATTTCCTTTTGCCCTCTCCAAAACTCTGACAGGTCTGCAACAGTATGTGTGTTGCCTTCCTTCTCGCTGACGATGCAGAAAGTGCAATGTCTTGGGCATCCTCTTGTCAGGAATCCATAGGCTCTGTTAGCACCCCCCCTATATAGGTCATAGTCAGGATATTGGTGTTCTATCTCATCAGGCAACTTGTTCTGCAAATCGTATCCTGTGCCACCCTTGATGACCTCATCAGCATTGATGCAATAGTCAACCTCGTTGGTGTATGTGTCATCAAAGATTCTTGACTTATAAACAATGTCATAGTGTTTCAGGCCATTCCACCATTCAACATGATCCCCACGATTCTTGTGGTATGCTGATATTTTCATCAGGCACAGATTTGGGAAATTGTGAGAATCAACATCAATCAGGCCGACTTTCATCTTCTTCCCTCACGATCTCAACCGACACATCATCATCCTCATTCTCATCATAGATGTGTGTCTTTGATACTATTGCAAAGGCCATTGCTGCATCTGCATTGTCAAACAGATATGACCTTCTCCATCCTATTTTTACAATGTATTTAATCTTCATCTGTTTCCTCCTTAATAAATTCTTCATAAAACGCATGATAGAATCTCATGAATCTATCTGCCCTCATTGATACGATGTCATCACAATAATTCTTTGTGTGGATGACTATTGGCAATTCATTTGGCCTTGCATCCATCTCACTCTGTGCGATTGCATCATAGATGTTCAGCCTTTCATTGTGTTTGCATTCAATGTGGATACCAGGCACACCGATGACATCTGCATCACCATTTGCACCGCAGAATTGTTGGCCTCTTCTTGCATCAAAGCCTTCTGCTCTGAATAGTGATGCAACATGTCGCTCATATCTTTTGCCTTTTTCTCTTGAATTAGTCATGTGCCACACCTCTAAAACGGAATATCATCATTGGTCAGTGCTGTGAACTCAGGCTCTTTTGCGATCTCGCTGACAACCTCATATTCTTTAACAATGATTTTCTTCTTGGTCTCTCCGCTGCGTGTCTCATATGTGCCTTCAAAAGAATCCTTGATGTCTACAATGCAGCCATCTTCAAGCTGTGTTCCTCTTGGGAACTGAACAGCCTCATAGACAGGTTTCATCCAATCACCCTGTTTTCCGTTCTCATATTTCCTTGAGCTTACTGACCTTGAATAGACCGGTTTACCATCAAAATCCTTTCTGAAGATTTTGGTCTTACCTATAACATTCATCTGTTCCTCCTTCCTTACGGCAACAACAGCCACCGCATCTGTGCTTTCTCTTCTTCTAACCTTTGACAGGCTAATTTGTAATACTCTTCGTCAATCTCAAATCCTACATAATCAAAGCCCATGTCATAACAGGCAATAAGGCTTGATGCACTTCCTACATGTGTGTCAAGGATTTTGTCACCCTTGTTTGCGTACAGCTTTAGAATCCATTTGTATAAGGCAACAGGCTTTTGTGTTGGATGAATGCGATCTTCTTTGTTTTTCATATCACCCTGTATCATGCCATTCCAAACATGCCTGAATACTCTCGCAACACCCAATGCCTCTGACATATATGCATATTCGCAATCCGCAAAATTGTTGCTCATGTCTTGGCATCGTTTATCCCAACAAATAAACCCTTTTGATGGTGGCAAATAATCTGTAAAATAATTCCCCCCCCCCATATCACTTGATTTTTGCTGACCCTCATCAACTCATCAAAATATTCTTTTGATGGTCTGACATCCCAACCTGTTGAATGGTAATGCCTTTTAGGTGCAGCTGCATTCTTTGACTTTGTTCCACCGGCAGCACCGGCAATGCTGTCATAACCAATTCCATAAGGTGGGTCAACTATGGCAAGGTCAAAATACTTGTCAGGAAACTCCTTCATGCCTTCCATGCAATCCATGTTGTAAAATCCAAAATCAAGCATCTTCTCTCCTTTTAATAAATAACTATATCTATTATTCTTATTCTTATTCTTGTTATATTTATGATATGAATTTCATATCTTTAGCCTTTTGGATTCATATGAATAACATATGTTTTTCATATGATGTTCATGTCTTATTGATATGATGCTCAATCCGTTCATCAAGTGACATTGATTCCCAACCTTCTTTGGTCTGTTGTCTGTTGTTGGCTCTTGATGCTGAATATTTGCGTTTCCTTTCGGTCTCATACTCCATGCGCTCATTCACATACAGACCGCCCTTCTTCTTGAATTTCCTTTTGACCTTTGGTGGAAAATCCTTGTACTCGTCAGGCTCAATGCCACCCTCTATGAATTGATTGTTTAAGGCCCTTATATAGATGCCAACCTCTTCATCGGTCATCTTGCGTGTACCGGCCATAAAGGATTCGGGATACCAATTCACGCAAGGGCATTTTAGTCTCTCCACGATCCATCACTCTCCTTTGTAGAATTCTCTGTTGATGTCGGCCTCAATGCTCTCAAGCAGCTTTTTCTGTGCCATGATGTTCTCATTACTTGCCTTGTATGAGACCTCCGCTGCAATCATAAGCATCTCTGCATCGGCAACAGTATCTGTTCCCTTTGCTACTTCCTTGATGATGCTGACCGCCATGCCATCCGCCTTCAACTGAAGTATGGTCTGTGCCAATAAAATGCGGTATAGGCGTGTTTTTTCGGCTAAATCCATACCATTCTCATAGGCTTTCGTTAAAGACCTATCAAGGCTTGTTTTTATCCTGTCTCGCTCTGCAAATAACTCCTGTCCTGATACCATCACAGCCTCCATTCAAATGTCTTGTTGAGGATGACATTTTCATCACACCTGTCATCATAGAATCTGCCAAATTCACGATACCAGGCATCCCTATCACCAATCTTGGCAACTTCAATGTAATATTCTTGGCATTTGCGCTTTAACCAATGGTCAAGCTCCTTCCAATTCTTATCTTCACGAAATGCGCCATTTGGATGTACTGACCGATGAAGCGGAACAACAAAACCATAATTCTCTGACCTTGCTCTGTCTGTACCGCCAAAGATGTGATGCCTCTCAATGCCGGTCATTGCGTGTGTGATGATGCACTTGTCCATGTCATCTGTGAAGATGCTCCACAATCTTTTAGGCATTGGCATCCTCCTTCTTGTTCAGCATGTTCAGGCATTTGCCGTATTCCTCTGCCGTCATCTCTTCAAGTTTGCCGACACCGAAGTACGCACAGATGTCAGACAGGTCACTTCCCTTTGTCTCTGCAAGTGCCACAATGCTCTTCACCTGTGACTTTGTTATCATCTCAACATGCTCTTGGCTGTCAGGATCATTGCGATTGTCATCCACCGCCAACAGACCGCACAGGGCATACTTCCTTGCGTATGTGGAACAGGCTCCTGTTATCTGTGCAGCATCCATTCCCTTTTTAGTCTCCTGTTCTCTTGCAAGGGCCTTTGCATAGGCTTCCCCTTCAGGTGTGTAGAGTATGGCTGTTGCTTCAATATAGAATCGGTCACCGCATTGCACCACATCGTCACAGAATGTGATGTAGCTGTCATGAGCCTTCAGTATCGGTTTCAGGTCGGTCAGCATACTTTCCACATTTCTGTACTTGAATCCTCCATAATCGTTGTACATATCCTTACCGGCCCTGAACTCTTGCTGAATCTGTTGCAATACCTTGTTCATCATTTACCTCCTTATATCAATTCTTTTAATTTCTCAATCCATGCATCCCACCAGGCATCATCCCATTCACCTGTGTTGAAATACCATGATGCTATCTCTTCACGAAACTCAACCCATGCATCATAGATTTTCTGCTCATCACTTGACTTCAGATGTTCGCCAATCAGCTCATATGGTGATGGTGGATTGTCTGTGCTTGCTCCGTATCCGTCATCAGGAAATGAATTTGTGCTTGTTCCATAAATCATGACCGACCACCCATGAAGTATCTTGCATAATGCGTTTTTTCACCAAACCGATTCTTTGAGCATTCTGTCTGTGTCTCAATCTCATAGCCGTCTGCCTTTAGGTCTGCGATTCGTGATGCAAGGCGCATTATGCCCAAATCATTCATGGCCTCTTTTGCGCTGATGCTGCCGTTCTGATTGATGTATTCAAGTATCCTTTCACATTGTGTCATCTTGATTCTCCTTTCTCTGTGGATGATGTCGGCACGATAAATGCCAAATTGTGTGTGCGATTCAAAAGTGTGTTTCTCTTAATTAGTGATAGTTGATGTTGACACCACCCACAGCCATTCTTCAGTAATAACTTGCCTACTACTACTTTATGCAAAGCCGATGAGGGCAAAGGGTCTTGTTCAACCCTCATCTGCATCTACATCAATGCGCCTGTGATAACAAGTGTCATGAAACCAACGGCAATGCCGATGAAAAAACTCTTAATGTTTGCCATCTATCTCGCCTCCCTTACATCCTTGAAACAATCACATGCTTTGTAATTGAATCTTCTGCGCTGACCGCATTCGTGACAGATGCCGGTCACACCTGTTTCCCCTCCGTCATCCCAATACTGACATTCACAACACATTCTGTTCTTCCATGCCTCTGCGATCTCGTACAGAATCATGGCTGTGTCTCCCTCGTGCTTGATGTCTTTTACATCAGAAGATAAAGAGGCAAGGAACTCATTGACATTGTTCTCCAATGTCTGAATGTCCTTGCCTTGTACAAACTTGACCTTTAACATAAAAAATGCACCTCCTTTGATGGTGGTGCAATTTTATCTTAACATCTGTTTAACTATTCCCTTTTTCATAATTAAGGGCAAAGTTGAAAGTGTTAAAAAAAAATTGCACCTTTGTAGATTATTTGTTCTTCTTTATTATACCACCTCACAGGATGGTGTCAACGCTGATTTGAATAATAAATGTTAAGGATATATATATCCAAGTGCCTTGAAAAAATCGCTTAAATCAAAGATTAGAGCCTCGTTTTTTCTGCCAATAAAAAAAAGAGGCCCTTTCGGGCCTCTAACATAAACACAGCCATGTGGAGGCAAAATCTAATGAACTGAGACACAACTTTGTTTCATTCTTAAGCTGATGGCTGTGTCATGTCCTTATGCCTCTATGATTGTCAATGTTCCGGCATACATATAATATGATGAGCCTCTTGATTCTCGTCCGTACACCCTTATTTTATCGTTTAACGTCAGCGATACATTTGACAGGTGAACATTCTGCTGATGGTTTGACCATGTTGTCTGTTCACTTCCATACCCTGTGCCATTGATATATAGTTTTGTTGCAAAGGTGTATTGTGACGATGTATTGGAACGAAATGCAGACCAATACACATCGTATGTGCCTGTTTTGGAAACGGTCATTTCTGCACCGATAGCCGTTAAAGACGACGACGTTGTTCGTGTTGTGCCTTGAACAACTTGTGCGTTTTTACTTGTTCCACCACCACCGCTGTTTGTGCCTTCCGTTCTCACACCGGCAGATGTATAAAAGTATTTGCCACTTGCAACATCTGATGCAGCTGCCGTTGTATCTGACACATCATAAAATGTCGCTGTGCCTCCACCTGTCTTTGGAAGTGTAACACCAGGCACAGCAGAATAGGATGCGCCAAGCAATGTGATGTTCTGTGCCATGAGAACACCCCCTTATGAGATTGAAAGGATTTTCGTTGTGCCATCCTGTGAGATCGTTGGCATCTGAAGTGAGCCTGAAACACCAAGAATTGACTTGCCACTCAAGATATTTCCGGCAACGCAATCACTCACATTTGTCAGTGAAACTGTACCGCCTGATGTGAATCCTGATGGAATGGTGTATGTACCGGCCTTTGTGCCGATTGTGCCACCTGTCGCACCATTGTTTGCCATGCTGCCTGTGTCCTCACCTGATGATCCAACGAACTTCTTTCCGTTCAGAACATCTGTTGCAGCAACATCTGTCTGTGATGCATCATAGAATTTTGCTGTACCACCACCTGACTTTGGGATGTCAACTTCAGGTACAGCCGAATATGTCACGCCATTGATTACTACTGATGGATGTGCCATTTTTTATCTCCTTTTTATGAAACTGTGATTGTTACCCCATTGTATGTAATGAGGCCATAATTGTTTGGTATTGGATTGATTGTGATGTCTCCTGTCATGTACAGGAATTCTGTTGAAAGGGTCTGCTCTGTTTCTGATGGTGTCACTTCGTATGGCCCTTCATAGGAAGGAGGAAGGATCGCATTTGGTATCGTGAGCTGCCCTTCTATCGTTTGTGGCGCACTCAAAGAGCCTTGCAATGTCAGACCCTTTGAAAGTGTGCCTGATAATTCTCCATAAACATGCATTTATTTCACCTCGCCTGTTATGGTCAGTTTACCGCTGATGAATGTGTCTATTGTGCCATCATCATGTGTTATCTCTACATCATAATTGTAGGTGTCATAGTATAGAGCCGTTTCTGTCGGCAGACAGGTGAAGGTCAATGTGTCATGTGGGATTTCCTTTGAGAATTTCAAATCATAATCTGATTTACCTACATACCCTTTAGACACGGCAAATCTGATGACATCACCTGTCACAGGCTCATAAGGCTCAATTGTTGGCTCTGTTGCCGGAGGCACAGGAGGCACTTCTTGCAGAAGGGAAACTGTCAATGTCATGGTATCCCCTCTTGTCAATGTGATGTTGTTCTTGCTGTCAATTGTGAGCATGATTCCCCTCCAAATCATCTATGCGATGATTAGCTACTTTGATTTTTTCTTCGTGAACATCTGAAACTCTCTCAAGCTCATAGACCCTTTCAATGAAGTTGTTGTGTTTCTCCACCTTTTTCTCAAGCTGTTCAATCCTGTAAAGGGTCTTGCTGTTGTTCACCCAAACAGCAATGATTGTTGGTATTGCTGCAAAACAGCCTGTGATTATTGCTATCATTATTCCTTCTGTCATGGCTCTCACCTACTTTTTATATGTTGGGTCAATGTCTGTTGTTGCTTTGTATTTTGTCGGTTTACCCATTGGATACTGTCCTTTTGTGCCTTTGAACACTCTGACAGGTGTTCCAACAGGGCAATTCTCATAGATAAAATGAGCCAATTTCCAAGGCATCCTGACACAACCGGCAGATGCCACAGTGCCAAGCTTGTTGAACTCGGCCTTGTTGACATGGCCTGTGGTCTGTCTCTTTTTATACGGAACTGTGTGCATCATCTTCGCACCTTTGAATCTGCATGCGAATTCTGCAAAGCTCTTGCCACTTGACATCTTGGCTGTTCTGTATTTTGCCTTTCGGCCACCTGATGCGCCCTGTATCTTGAAATTCCCAACAGGTGTTGACTTGCCCTTCCTTGCTGTGGATACGAACTCACTCATAATGCCCTTCTTTGAACCATCAGAATATACTCCGTACACAGTGCAGATTTGGTTTGTCAAGTCAACTTCAATCTTATATGACTTCAGTGTGGCTGATGGTTTTGGTGTTGGCTGTTGTGTGTTGGAATAAAGTTTTGTGTTGATCCATTTCTGTAATGCCTTGACAGAGTTAGGGCCGAAAGCGCCATCCGCTGTCACACCAACCATCTTCTGCACAGCCTTTGCTGTGCCTTTCCCGAACTGTCCGTCTTGTGAACAGCCAGCCTTTTTCTGCAAGGCTTTCACTGTAGCCAGCCCGAGTATGCCATCAGCCTTGATGTTCAACGCCACTTGGAGCATGAACACTGACTTATACCCGAATGAGCCGTCCTCTGCCAGCCGTTCCTTTTTCAGTCCAGTCGGCACAAAGTGAGGTCTGTATATTGCTTGCACATATTTTGCGTCACGATTCTTGCGTGCTACCTTGCCTCCGTTGGTGTTGCCTTCTATGGTCTTGATAACCGATGTGCTGACCTTTGACTCTACGATACCGATGTGATTCGGGTTGCCGTTCTTGTCCCAGTCAAAATATATGATGTCACAAGGCATAGCCAAGTACAGCGGAATCTGTGCGAGATTCTTTTTACACCACTGTATTGAGGCTGGACAGTATGTTCGCTGACTGCCTTTCCACGGAATCAGTGAGCCGTTGCCGTTGGCATCGTACAGCCAAAAGACAAACATATCACACCATGAGCCACTTGCACCTACATACTTTCGGTATTTACCGCCAGTATTGCCGAGTTGTTTTCTTGCTACTTCAAGCAGTTGCGTGTTAGTCTTCATCTTCTACCTCACTATCTGCTGGCTCATCATGGTACTGGTAAAGGTGCTGTTCGTATTCAACTTCGGGCAGACCAGTTGCCACAGAGGTTAAAATTGACAGAATACCAGCCAGTACAGAAGCCGACAAAACCGCCCACCAATTCACATCTGACAAAACAAAAGCCGTACCAATCACGGCAACGGCTGTCTGACATATAGTCCTCACACATCTGATTAAAGATGCCTTTATGAAATTGTTCATATTGTTCTCCTATTCCTCAACCCACAGAATATAAAAACGCAATTTGTAACCAACACTTCCTGTGCCTGTGTTTTGCAGACCATAATAAACTGATGTACTTCCGCTGCTGCGAGCTGATAAATACATCAGATAGAAGTTAATTAATGATGTCTGCCCTGAAACCCATATAGGATAATAGCCTACAATGCCAAGAGGATAATAACCAGGCTTTGTGAATGATGCTGTTGTCTCTCTGCTTGTGTTTGCACCTGTTGTGATTTCATCTGTGGTGTGAGCCTCAACAACAAGCCGGTCTTTTGTTCCGCTTATTGTATGATATGTTGTATGACATGCTGTCAATGCAGATACTCCGACATCAAATGTTGCCAACTCCATCTCATATGCTCCATTTGTAAAATTAACATCAGCATCCTGTTCAAGTGCCGGAAGTGATGCACCTGTTGTTGTCAAAAGCTGAATAGGCGCATCAGGGTCAGACAGGTCAAGGCGCACATATAATCTGCCAAGAAGTGTGCCTGATGGTGCAAGCGTTACAGGAATGGATTCTGTCTCAATCGTGAATTCTCTTCCGCATATGATGCCATAACCACCTGTGATGTTCACCTTATTGCTTGATACTGAAATTGTGCATCCGTAAAAAATGCCGTTCTGATCTATGGCCTTTTCATAAATCATGGCATCATTTTTAGGTGTAACAGTTTTATTCGCATATGTTACAAGGTCAATGCTCATTTGTTCCCCCTTATCATTTTGGTCAAATCGGCCCTGATTGAGCCGAATATAAGTGTGATAACATTATTTGATAACTTGTATCCTGTCAGAATTGATGTGTATGCTATGCCATCATTGATGATTTTTACCACTGTGCCTACCTTCAGGCTTGATGGCTGTATCAGCTCATCATCATAATGACAGGTGACTTCTATGAGATTGTTGTATGTGACCTCACCGAACACAGATGATGCAACAGAATCTGCATTCTCTGCGAAAGTATGGTCATCGTCTGCCTCCGCTGCACCAAGGTCACGCACAGGAGGATATATCCTGTCACCATTGAGCATGTCATATGTTCCGTCAGTATGCTTGTAATACATCCTGTATGAGGCATAATTCGTTGAATCAAATACCTGAAGAACATTGACATTTTTATCAGCCTCATTTATCAGCAATGTCTTGTCATACACATTGGGAAGGTCAATCTCTATTGTCTTTGTGGCTGATACTGTGCCAAAATCCAAGTAGATTTTTTTCTGTTCAACATTTACGGATGTTGTGATAACTATGCCATACTCTGACAAAGCTCTGCGGATCAATACATCGTAAAAATTAATGATGCATTTCTCCATACCTTCAACATCACTCTTCAGATTCATACCCCATGTAACTGTGCTTGTTGTCGGCACATGTGTCTCAAGATATGGAACATTCATCAGCTCATCTGCCACATTGGTTTCAAAATCGGCATAGATGATATTTCTGATGACAGTCTCCAATGCCTGTGTGCCTTGGAGATTGGTGCTGAACAATATGTCAGTATCAAAGACAGCTGCAATGAATGGCTTAAAACCTATCTTTGTCAGTAATGGATCGTCACCGACATTGAATGATGTTACAACACCAAAATACTCCTCATCGTCACGAGTAATGCGGATGTAACAGCCGATGCCCAATTCATTCATGTAGATTTCCCAATCTCCACCTTCTATCTGTTCTGCAATACCCTGTGCGCTGATTTCTCCATCCTCAACCTCGCCAAGTGTGATAGGCCCAATAGGTGTTTGGTCTGCTAAAAACGCATTATAAAACCCTGTCAGCCTTACCTGTATGCTTGATTCGTTTGGTGTCAGATAGTCATAATCAATGGAGATGGCAGATGCATCTACTGTGGTGTGTGCTATTAAATTGAATGCCCTTCCAAATATCTCAACATTATACGGTTTCATGGAATATATACCCCTCAACCATTATCCTTACAGGGTCTGCATCTGAATGCGATACTGATATGGTGTTGTGACCATACTCAAGGAGGAAAAATCTGTCCGTTGAAAAATCACATTGTTCATATCTGTCTGCAATCAAATTCCCAAGCATATCCTGTTCCTGAATGCTGTATGGTGAATCTGTTGTGTCAATGACTAATTTGTGTTGGTCAGGAATAGTATATTTGTAATACCCTGTTGCAACCTGAACGGCATTGACATAGTGCAACCATTTTGGCTTTGTGCATGGCCCAAATATGGTGATTCTACATGGTGATGGTGTGACGGAATCAGAATCTATGCTCACTGTATCCGCAACAAAATCACCATACACATAGTCATATGTGTAGTCATAGACCTTGCCACCGCTGCCACCACCTGTGTTATTGGCAACCACAGTTTGGTACATCCTTGCAAGTGCAGTGAACTCCACAGGGCATTCAAGATATGTCCATCCGTCTGTGTCACCTTTTTCTATTTTGGTGAGCCTTACAGGAATGTGATATGTTCCGGCATCAGTTTTATAAGACAATGACAGAGGCGCATGTCTGCAAAATTTTGTGAATGCCAGGTATTTGTTGTATGGCTGTGTGCCAAACACCATCTGCCCTGAAATAACCTGTTGCCCAAATCTCTCTGTCAAAGGTGCAAACAGCTCGCCTACTTGCTCATACTCGGTCACATCGTTATAACCAAGACCCTTTGGCTGAAACATTGCGCCATCATTTGTGTTCATCAGGCTGTATGTCTGTCCAAGCACATTGGTTAAAGTAAATTCTCTTATCATAATTTAAGACCCAATCCTCTATTAACTTGGCCAATCAATGCGCCATTATCCATCACGATCTGTTGACCCTTCGGCAGATAGTAGTCAAGTATTGCCTCTATCGCAGCAAGCCTTGAAACAACTTCTGTGCCTCCTGATGCGGATGCAATATCGTTCATCAAGGAACTTCTGCCATACAGAATTTCATCTCCCGCCTCTCCGGCACCGAACAATGTCGCATTGCTGAACAAGTACGGCTGTTGCATGGCCTTCTTGTACCATGACACACTGATGCTCGGCTTTGTTCCTTTGCCACCGATACCGAATGGTGGACTACCACTAACACTGAAGTGTGGCAATTTCATTCCGCTGAAAATCTTGCCAATCTTCAGAGGGAAGAAACCCTTGATTTTGTCTATTATCCCTTTAACTGTGTTCTTTGCTGTCTCAATCGGTTTTGTGATTGCGTTCTTGATGCCATTCCATACTGTTGTGACAGTATTCTTCAAGGTGTTGAAGTTTGTTGTCACAGTTGTCTTGATTGCCGTGAACACCTGCGTTGCCTTTGCTTTGATGGTATCCCAATTCTTATACAGTGCAACACCTATCGCAATGGCAGCTGCTATGGCTGCGACAACAGCCAAAACAGGTGCTGTGACCGCTGCGAATGCACCACCAACAGCCACAACAAGCGGAATGATTGCGCCAATTGCTGACACAATGCCACCAAATATCATAATCAGTGGCCCGGCCACCGCTGTTATAGCTGCCAATGCAAGTGCAAATTTTGCAATTGCCGGATGGTCTTTGAAGAAATTAATCAATCCCTCAAGCTTTGGTAGCATTGTGCTTATCCACTTTGCAATATCTGCGACAGCCGGAAGAAGTATTGCGCCAATGTCCTCGCCAAGATCGCCAATCAAATTCTTTGCCTGTTGAATCTGCCCTGACCTCGTTTCTGTCAGTGCCTGATTCATCTCGCCAACATTGTTGGTGACAACTTCTGCCAACATGGCAGCTTTTTCTTCTTCTGTGCCGTATTTTAAGACTTGTTCCTGTGCTTCTGTAAATGAGATTCCCCATTTCCTCAAAGCGCCTGTTTGGCCCATCATAACTTTTCCAAACAGATTGCCAAGCCTTACAGCATCATCCTGTGTCGCATTTACACCCTTCTGTTGTGCAAGTAAGTTATTCATTGATGGTAGAAGTGTGTTGATGGTACTTGGATATTTTGCAAATGTGGCTAATTGCTGCGCACCGGCTATCTGAACTTCATCACCGATGATGCCAAGCTGTTGCTCTGCCTTTGCAAGGTCAAGTGTTGATTGTACAGCCTTCTTGCCGACACCAAGCCTTGAACGATAAATCTCCGCAAGTTTAGTCTCTGCGACAACCTGTTTTTCGTTCAAATCTATTAAGCGCTTACCGGCATAAATTCCGGCTGCGCCATACACAGAGAATGATGTGGTGATTGTTCTTCCGGCTGATTTTATCTTATTACCGGCATTCTGAAATGCTGTGCCAACCGCTAACGCCTGTTGTTTGCCAACTGATCCAAACTTCCGCAGCTCTGCCTCTGCCTGTTTTAGATTGTTCTCGGTCTTGATGATTTCCCTTTGCAGCTCACGATACTGTGCGGAATTCTCATCAATACCCTTTGCCTTCATCTGACTTTGCATCTGACGGAGGCCATTGAGCTTGTTCCTTGTCTGTGTGACAGATTGCTCAAGCAACTTCATCTTCTGATTCAGAAGTGTGGTGTTGCCAGGATTGAACTTCAAAGACCTGTTGATTTGTTTCAGCTCGGCCTGTGTCTTGTTCAACGCACCATCTGTCTTTTTTAGTGCTGCATTCAGTTTGGTGGTATCAGCACCGAATTCAATTGTTATTCCACGAATATACCCGGCCATTATTTATTCCTGTTTCTTTCTTTTAGTGTATTGCTTATCTTTTTTCGTGTTTCATCACTCACGGCATGGCCTTCTCTCGCTTCGCTTATTCTCTTGTTGCGTGTTCCGTGATTGCAATTTTCTTTTGCTGTGCAATACTCAAGATTCACGAGCCTGTTATCTGTTTTAATTTCATTAATATGATTAACAGGCAAATCTGAAGCACCATTAAAAGCACTTAATACAAGCCTATGCACAGCATAGTGTTTTGCTTTGCCGTCACAATCAAAAAGCCTTACTCTGCAATAACCATGTATTGTGATTTCCTGCACTAAAATACGGCTCTTTTTTGTCTGTTTTGAGCCGTTTTTAGCATTAACAATTCTGTCTAAACTTCTAATCCGTCCAAGATTGCTGACTTGATAAAGTCCTTCATAACCTTGAATATCCTTCCAAGTTTCATTATTCATTTGTTACCCTCTAAAAATTATCAAAATCCTTTTGGTTTGCTTTATACGGATATTTATATTCATCGTTAGCCTTCTCGGTCAGCATATCCGCAACAAGTCCAAAATCTATTGTCTCTAATTCATCAATAGACAGACCCAATTCTTTGCACCGCAACATGAATAATCCTGTGGTGAATTCTCTTGTTGATTGTCTCTGTCTCTTTTTAGGGCATGGCTGTTCCTACTGTGGAATCCATATAGGCATTGACGATCTCATCCGCAACATTGATGAATGCCATTGATGAAAATCCCTCAAGCCATGCTATGAAGTCATCCTCATTTAGCTTGTTCATATCAGACTTCTCTGCCTGATGGTACATGATATAAGCTAACTTTGTAACAACCTCTGCGCCCTCTTCTTCTGCCCTCTTCTCGTTGCCAAGAACGGCAAACAGGTCTTGCTTAAATACCTGTTTATAACGAAAAGGGGTCGCAGCATTTGCTGACAACCCCATTTCCTTACCATCAATCATTATCGTTGTGTACATGATTCTGCCTCCGTATTGCTTAAATTAGTCCTGAACAGTGCTAAACCAATTTGTATAGGCTGTGGATGCCGTATTCGCACAGGATGCCTTGACGATGTTGTCAAAGGCTCTTGGTGATGCTGTTATCTCACCTGTCACTGTCTGAACTTCAATGCTGTCCTCTGTGGTAGAGGATTCAATGTCAGGCCTTGCCATCTTGCAATTGTACAGCGCATATCTTGTTGCATTGGCATCCCCTTCAAACTGAAACAGGAGTGCGAATGCCTTTGGCTGTACATCTGCTGCCTCGTACATGATGCCACTCTTTGCGCCTGTGCCAAGTGTCTCGCCCATGATGTCTGTTCTGAATGAATCAGGAATCATTGCGCTCTCAAAATCTCCGCTGTAACCATTGTTTGCAATGGCTGTGAAGTATTTGATGTTGTCGGCATAGAAATCATTGGTGTCACCCTCTGCCGACAGGCTCAAGGACACAGCACCAGGCCACGCAACAGGTGTGCCATAGGTGACAGAATTAGTGCCAACTGTGACAGATGCATAATGTACATTCTTCAGGCCGTACTGAACTTTATTAGCCATTTATTAATACCTCCATTTCATAGGTGGTTTGGAATAACTTTTCGTCATTCAAAAAATCTGTTTGCTTGTACCATGACAGACCGGCATTCTTCAGAACTGTCTCAAGGGCAGATTCCGCTGAAGGGTCTTTTGTCTTGGTAAACAGCTCAACAAAGAGCTGTCTCTTGTTGATGTAATTGGAATTGTCTGCGTGTGGATCAGTTTCAGAAGGATAGTAATACACAACATATGGAGGCTGTGGTGTCTCGCTGAAATGGCTGTACCTTGATGGATAGCCAACTGATGCCACCATTGATGCAACTTCTTTAAGTGTCATAATTTGCTCATTACCTCCGTCATGTATTTCTGTGCATT